TGATCGCGGGCCCTGCATGGAATGTGTACACAGGAATCTAGTCTAGTGACTCCGCCCTCCAACCTGATCGGTCGTCGCTGGATGGCCTATGCGTGCCTCGCGCTGAGCATGTCCCTGGTCGGCAGTTATGTCGCGTTGTCCAAGCCCCTGGTGGCTGCTTTCCCGGTCTTTCTGCTCGCCTGGTTGCGCTTTGGCATCGGCGGCCGGTAGTAGGTTCGCAGCGTCCCATTCTCACGCGCAAAGCCGATGCCCTTGCTGTCGGCAACGCGCAGGCCGATCAGTTCGCGACCTTTCGCGTCCATGACAACCTCGCCAACACTGAACCCCTGCTCGTAGATCTCGTTACCCTGCGAGGCGTAGAACGCCTGCAGTCCGGTTTCGTTGTCGTTGACCGGAATTTTTTGCATCAGTCCGGTCCGGATCAGCTTGACGAGCCGCTCGTTTTTTCCGCGCACGCGCACGATGCCGTCGAGGGTGACCAGCGTATTGATGCCGCCGTCGATCATGCCGATCGATTCGCGCAGTGCCTCGTAGAAATACGGGTTCACCTGGCGCGGCACAAACCCGCCTGCGAGTGCCGATGTCCAGATTCCGAGCGTCGCAGCCGCACGATCAATCACGCTGGTCGACATCGGATTGGCCTTGCCAGCGATGGCCGCGGCCATGCGAACCCGAATAGTGTTGAAAATGCCCATGGCTGGATGCTCCGGTGGTGAAGGGTTATTAGGCCGTTCGGCGCTCGTGCGCGCCCACGCTGAACACGTCGGGGTAGGCTGCCTGCTCGTCATAGAGCTTGCGCAGCATCTGCATCCGGCGTGCGTCGATTTCGTGATCGTCTTTCTTGGCGTAGATCGGCCACTTAGTGCCCTGTCGCGCCGTGTGATTCGTGATGCGGTTCAGCACCTCGGTGTCATAAGCCATCGAGTAACCGACGCTCTGCAGGCGCGCCGTGATGCATTGCGAAGCCCAATGCTTGGCCGGCGCACGAATGATCTTTTCTGTGCCGTCATCGCTAGCGTCGATCAATGTCTCGCCAGCCTCGTCCACGCAGTCCACCGCATTGCTGAACTGGTACCCGGTGAGCGTTTCATCGAAGCGCGCCGCCGCGTACTCGTCGAGCGTTTGCAAATCCTTCACGACGACGGTGCCAGCCGAACCAAGGTCGACGCCCCAATGCGGCAGGAACCCGAACAACTCCGCGAGACAGAAAATCAATTCGCGCTGCATGTGGTATGGCAAACCACGCGCACAAATGCGCACGCGATCGCGCAAATGCGGACCGAGTTCCTCGCTGATGATGATCTCGGTCGGATCGTTGCTCTCGCCGAGGTCGGCGCCTGCCCAGAACACACCACGCGATTCACCGCGCAGGTTCGCGCGCAACAACTCACGCATCGATCCGCGGCGAATCGCGTTGGCGGATTTCGTGAAAGGAGTCAGGTCCACGGTCGTGTCGTGCAACCAGTGGTCAATGCCGACCTTGCGGTTTGACTCGGCTTGCAACTCCACGCGCCGAACCTCGATTGCGAGCGTGTTGCGAGCGTGGTCCGCGACTAGCTTGATCGCGCGATACTCCGGCACGTCGACGACATTGGGCAGCAACACATCCCAACTCCAGACCGGGTTTTCGGCGTCGCCCCACTCGCCGAGCACGTTGCGTTGATAGCCTGGCGTCTGCCGCCCACCAAAGTCGCGCGTGAACTCGAGATCGCGTGCCGCGCTCCAATAGGGCTCGGGCATGATCGTCTTGGGCCAGTGGAACAGGCGCCAGCCGGTCAAGGATTCGTCCAGGTTCGGCACGGCCTGCTGGGTCAGTCGAAAAAATCCCGTCGCCCGATCGCCGTCCGGCACCGAGTACACCCGCTTGCCGCATCCGGGCATCGCGGCGCGCCAGAATTCCGACCACTGCAACTCACGCTTGAGCTTCGCAGCCTCATCCATGATGCACGCCGCATTCACGTGCACGCCGCGGAACGCCTCGCCATCATGCCCCGCGGGTCGGTAGTACACGCGCCCCACGCCGGGCTTTTCGCCCGCGCCGAGCGGTATCGTCTTGAACCGCTGCATCATGTGCGGCGTGCGCTTGGGCTTGAGCCAGAAGTGAGACAGCAGCGATCCCTTGGCTTCGCCACTCTCCTGCACGCCCACTTGTTCCTCGATCGCCAGGATGATCTCGTCCAGGTGCGTCTGCTGCGGCGCGCCGATCAGCATCCACGGCCGGCGCATGGTCAACCCCATGCTCGTGCATTGGCCCCACAGCACGAAACACAGAATCTCGCGCGTCTTGCCTACTTCGGCGCCGTCTTGATGAATCACGTTCTGGCGCCAGGCGCGCAAGGAATTTTTCTGGTACTCGAAGAACTTCCACGGCGCCCCCGTGCGCGGCTCGATCAGGAACGTCTCGCACCACCGAACCGGATCCTCGAACACGTGCAGCACTAACGCATCATCCATGGTCAGCCCGTAGTCGCCGCGGTCGAGCGCCTGCCATGCCCAACCGCGCTCGCACAACCACGCGTCGAACTCGTCCGGATCGAACACGCCGCGATCGGCCATCTGCCGCGCAAGCGCGCCCTCTTTTTTCCCTTGTCCACGATTCATCTTTAACCCCTGTTGGTTAGTGGACCGTTTGGGGTATCACGAAACAATCGAGACTCAAGGGTTGCGACGGGTTTCATTCGGGCGACTCGTCGGCCTGGCGGGCCGACCCCTCGATCAAGGCGCGCGCTGGCCGCGGCGCGCGCTGCGCGATCGCGCCAATCAGTTGCTGCATCAAGCCGGCTTGGTCGTCGTCATCGCGCATCTTTTCGCGGGCGCGTGGCGTCGTCATCAGTTCGGCGAAATTGATGCCGAGCGATTCAGTAAACCGGATCAGGTGCGGAATGATCGGATTGAGTTTGTAGTCTCCAACGAACGGCCGACCCGTGGCGTCGTCGATCACCACGACACCATCCTTGCTCACGACCGGGATTTCGACCATGACGCCACGCTCGGATATTTCAGTGCGGAATTGGTTGAGCATTTGCAGGCTGCTCGCCATCTCTGCAGCCAGCACGCCGTTCATGCCGTCCATGTCGTTTTCGGTCATCGCCTGCATCAGCGATTGCAGCGCCGTGACGTAAACGGTTTTGTCGAGACAACTGCCGCCGGCATGCGTGAGCCCGTCGAGCACCAGCGAACACGGCGCCTCGTCGCGATCCGGATTGTCGGGATGGTACGGGCACGTCGTCACGCAGGGCTTTCCGAACAGCTTGGCCATCGACTGCGCGCCGAGGCCGAACGATTGACGGTTGATCGCGGAATAGCGTCCATGCTTCCAGGCGTTGCGCGAGGATGCGGCCTTGCCGTCCTCGGTGCGCGGCCCGGTAGCCTTGTCGCGGGCCGACAGCGACGCATTGCGGCGCTGCTCGATTTCAGCGGGCGACAGTTCGCGCCCTCGTTCGTTGACGGATTTCATGGGCCGCCCTTTACCACGCGCCGCTGTAAAACGGCGTCCGCGGCGTTGTCTTTGTTCTTGATCACGTACACCAGTGCCCGCGACAACCCGAAGTCATGCGCGATCACGCTGGCGCTATCCCCTGCGGCCAGGCGCCGCCGGACCTCAGCGTCCCGCATTGCCCGCCACAGCGCGCCGAAAAACGATTCACGCGTAGGAACGTGGATTTTCTCGGAGCCGAACTCATCCATGATCGCCACGATCGGCTCGACACCGATCCGCTGCATCAGCTCGACCCAAACCGCCACCCAATCCGACTCGCCGCAACCGCGCACGAGCAGCGATCGCTCGAACGCCGTGATCGGACAGCCCTTGCTCGAAAAATCACTCACGTCCGCGCCTCCACATGGGCCAGCACTTCATGCATCACCGCCAGGCGCTTTTCCTTCCATCCTCGCCGCCCACTTCGGGAACCCCACGGGCTTGGTGCCCAAGGCATCGTGTTGCCTGTGCGGCTTGAGCCGCACGTCACGCATGCGCTGACTCACGGCCAGATAGCGCCGTGTGGTCTCGATCGTCTCGTGCCCCATGACCAGGCGGATGCGCTCAATATCGGCGCCGTCGTCGTAAAGTTGCGTCGCGAACGTCACGCGGAATCGATGGACTCCCCAACTCGACAACCCTGCCCGGCGCGCAACGGATCCGATGACACGCTCGATGGCACGTGGACGCATCGCGTGACCAAACCAATTTTGTCGCGTTGTGAAAAAAAGGCAATCCGTTTGCAGACCGTCAATCTCACCGCGCAATGCGATCCATTCGATCAGCTCGCGCACCACCGGCCCCTCGATTGGGATCTCGCGCTCCTTCGCCCCCTTGCCGAGCACGCGGACCACGCCAGTATTCTTGTCGAGGTCCAGTTGTTCGCACCGCAGTCCGCTGGTTTCTTCGCGGCGTAACCCGGTCGACAGCAGCAGCAGGATCAACATCCGATTGCGCTGCGCGGTCAGCGGAAATTTGTCCAGCTTCGCCGCATGGAACAGCGCGCGGAGCTGCTCGCGCGAATACTTGCGCGGCGTCTTGGTCGTCATGCGTGGACCGATCAGTCCATCGGTGCAGTTCGGCCCGAGTCCGCGCGTTTTGCGCCAATCGTAGAAACTGCGAAGCGCCTGGATTTGCTGGCGGCGCGATGCCGCCGAGTTTCTGCGCACGACGAAAAGCGATTTAAGCCACGCGTCCAGTTGCTCAAGCCGGATGGCCGCATAGTCGATCCCGTCGACCGAGCGCGACCAGTCGCAGTAGCGGCCAAGAATGGCCGCGTATGACGCAACCGTCGTGGTACCTCGAAGCCCGCGCACGACACGCAGCCACAGCACCCACAGCCAGACCTCGCGCAACCAACCCGGCACCCACTCGCGCGCCTCGT